ACAATTCGCCCAAGATTGAGAATCTACGGCTGATTGGATTGTCTGAACCCACCTAGATAAGACTTCCGTCATAACCACGTCTCTAGGGTCGTTAAAGGTCGAAATTAAATTATCCGGGTGGATAGTCCAACCTAAAGCGGGATTGGCGTAGGCGGCGTTTTCCAAGGTTATATCGTCGGTAGGAGAGCTCCACTCGAAATATGCCGCGTCATCTATTGCGCCACCATTAGCGGCGATAGCTCTTTCCCGGAGCGAATTAAGAATAGTCGAGTGTTGGTCTCCGGCCGAGCTGAATCCCAAAACCTGCGGATTCTTGGCGGCTAAGAGTGTGTAACGTAGAGAAGCGAAAGATTCTAGATCGTTCATTTCTCGGAGCTCATCGAGATAAACCGTTTCCGGTTTTGAAACTCCGCGAGCTGAAGAGCCGCCGGCTTTGATCATAAATCGATTACCGTTTAACATTTGGATTTCTTCCGCGCCATGACTCCAATAGATCCGCTTAACTTGCTTAGCCAAGGAATCGTTAGCTTCTATCATGGAGACAATAGTCCGGAATTGCTCGAAGCTTGTAGCCAAACGGTGAGCCGACGCAATTTGTAACGGCTCTTTAAAGAGATACAACCCGGCAAGGATTCGGATCAACATCATTGTAGATTTTCCGGATTGTCTCGAAACCACGGTCGTAACTATCGGGTGAGCCCACCTACCGTCTGGCCGAACTTTTAAAGCATGCTCGAAATAGAATTTCTGCCATGGCATAAGCTCGATAGACAATTCTTTAGCAAAATCGAAAACTTCCGAACCTCTAGACGGTAAATCATTAAGCGGCGTCGAGATTCTAGGCGTCGCGTGTCCAATAACCGGAGCTGATGACGGAGTAAAAACCGATCTAGCCCGATCGAGCTCGATTATGTCCGCGCCATGACTAGTCGCGTCCGGCTTAGCCTTAGTCATGACTTACGCTCACGTTTTGGGGGGGATTTAGTCCATGGAGAGTCGGGGGTGTTCCAACCTGTTCAAAAAAAACGCCCCCCATGCGATTTCCGCGCGAATAATTACATTTTCTACAAGCCGGAAGTAAATTCTCCATGATGTCTAAGCCGCCTTTAGATCTTGGGATTATATGATCGACCGTCATTACTGAATCTTCTAATCCGCAGTAGCTACAAGCCCGACCATATTCTTTAAACACTTCTTCTCGAAGCTTTCGCCATTTACGAGAGTGAATAGAACTCATGCCCAATTATGCTTTCGTAAGTGTTGAAGCATTAGACAAGCGTCCCCTTTATATCGATGTTTTATATACCGAAGTCCCCAATCGATTTGAGTATAAGGATCTAACGATCTAACCTTTATATTCTTGATTTGTGGTATTCCATAGACTTTATAGTTACCTGCTCTATTACCAATCGCTCTAGGATCCCACCGAGATTCGATAGTCCAAGCCGTCTCTAAACATATAAATTGTTTGAAATCAACAACTCGAGAATGAGCATAAAGTTTATAGTTATTAATATCTTTTAAATCAACCGCGTAAGCGTTAGACGTTAAAGCCCCGCTTAACAATAGAACCCCGGTAAGAGTAGCTCTCCGCGAGCTCCCCGCCTTAGCGGCTCTCGTCGAGAGAACGGATCGTAGTCCACGTGTCAAGCGATAGCAATAGTTACGCGTATTTGTCGGCGTGTTTCCACACGTGTTAATCATTTGTGGATAACTCATTAATCTAGATCCTTATCATCTATTAGAGCTATTCCCATAACCCCGCAACTACAACACTCGAGAACTTTTACATTAGGCGGCAAGGTATCTGTAACGATCCGGATTAAGTGCTTAGTCATCTTGGCACATTTACGGCATTTATAAGTTATCGAGACCATTCGACCCCCTTTAAGATTGAGTCCATGGGACGCAAGTTTATTTGGCTAACCCACCATGAGTTAGATTGATCCGATTTGAATCTAGGCGTTTTAGCTACTGATACTGGTATCCAACCGATAATCGTGTAATTAGGCGATTCTCCAACCACTAAGACGGCTAAATCGCTATCTCGGTCGCTTGGCTTGACGATTAAATGTCCGTCTCTCCAAGACGTGTGTTTAACCTCGATTCGAGATCCGACATCGGCCGAATTCTTGAACGTGTTAAGAGTCGGCTCGAAATCGGCAATACCCAAGTAGCGAGCTACCACCATTTCGGCTCCAATAGCTTCGGCGTCCCGGGCTATTGATTTAGCTAGGTTTAGCTTTTGGATTGCCCCTTCCATGGGATTATCCATTTTGGCCGCTCTTGCGTAAGCAATAGCTAAAGCGTTAAATTCGTCATTTACGGATATAGTTTTATTGACCACGAAAGCACCTATCGCATTGATAGATGAGCTCTAATCCATTGGCCTTAATAGAGTGTAGCTCTACTTTAGGTTTAATCGCTTGGCACGAGTCGCATTGATCGCATTGATCTAGCGGAATGATTTCGACGTATCCCATTAGTTCTCCCACACGGCTTTACATTGGAAATCGCGGTTTTTGCTAGGGCATGTCCAACCCTTGTAAGGCTTACCAGTTTTAGGGCTAATACCTTCTTTTCGGATCATGAATCCGTGCTGACATTCTTTATCGCCGGGTTGCCCGGTTACGATTGCCTCGGCCAATTCTTCGAGAGCTTCTCCCACGTTTTTAACTTCGCTTGGAATATAAACATCATCTAGAGACTTAGGGTAAGGAACTGCCGCTAACTTCTCGACTCGCTCCATGTCTTCATAACTTGGCCTATTTTCGCTAGGCGATAGAAGTTTAATCGCTCTCGAAATCGAGCTCGTTACTGTATCTTCCACAAACCATTTTTTCATATTTTCCGGGTAAAAGGCTACGTTCCCATAAGCGTAATCCACAACGGCCGGTAACGAATCGTTATGATCCCGGTAGATTTCTGTCTTTACGAATATGTAACCCTTAAGTAAATCTTTATCGTCGATTATTGGATTTATCCGACCATTGGCGAATTCGCTCCAAAACCTTTTAATTGTGCTATTAGCGGTTTCGTAGTTTTCTAGGAAATTAGCCATTGTTTGACTTCCTAGCCTTTAAAGAAGGGTGGCGGCCTATATTACGGCCTATCTCGTAACCCTTGGATCTACCGTCTCTATACCCTTGAGAGTAGCCCCATACGCCCGTTAAAAAGGCGATTATTATCATATAGATAGCTATCTGTATTTGTAGCGTCATGCTCATTTTTTTGCTCCCGTCGGGAGTCGGTATTTCCGCTCCCTGCCTATATGGTGAGCGTTAAAAGCTACTTAGTCAATTATCCCGCGTAGTTTTCGGCGTGTCGATTAGGATTAAATAGATTTGATCTACGCGACTAGACAGGGTTTGAAGCTCATCTCTCATAGAGCTACCGCCATTCGGTAAAAGCTCTCTCATTATGGATTTAACTAGAAAACGGATAGCCGAATAAATCGCGCCGGTTACTGTAATTAGGCATAGAACTAGCGCGATCCATTCGGTCGAGTTCATTTACTTATTTAGCCCAAAAGTAGAATCTTTAGGGTTTAGCCAACGCAAGATAACCGGTAGTAGCGCGGCTAGTCCAGCATTTAGTAATTGTTTTGGATCTGTAACCCCGGCCAAGTAACACGCAACCGAAGCGGCTAAGAATGAGCGAGCCCATGAAGCGGCCATAGCTTTAGCGTTTTTCATTTTATTACCTTCTCTCCTTGAGTTGCCCCGGGAGTTTCATAAAGCGGCCGAATTACCGCCTTTATGAAATCTTTAGATCTAGTTTTTAGATAAACGCCTTCTCCGTTAGCTTGAGACTTTTCTCCGGTATTGCCTTCGATAGTGTGGATTGTTTTCTTTTCGACGTTAAAGTCTTCAATAGCTAGGCCAACGTGTTGAGCCTGACCTGATTTAGTAAAATCAAAAATAAGAAGATCCCCGCGCTTGGTCTTTTCGACGTGAATTATCCGCTTATTTTTTATGCCCCAAGCGAGCATGGCGGCGCATGAAGCGGTTATAGGAATGGCGTTACGGATTCCGGCTTGAATGAAAATCGCGCTAATAAAAGTAGCGCACCAAGGCGCGTTATTAGCATGACCGGCTACCGGAGCGAATTTGTTTAGGTTATTTGAACCTTCTACGTAACCCGCTTCGGCGATAGCCAATTCGATTACTTTATCCTTCGACATTTATTAAACTTTGGTGATCCGGATTTAAACAATTCCATTTAGCTAAATCGCTATTTAAAGTAGCTTCTGCGTGGCATTTAGGCGGCATAAAAATATCGAATTCTTCTAAATAAGAATATCCAACCCCTGCGTAATTGCCGCGATAGTTTCCGTTATAGCTTGTTCTTTTACATATTTGACCGCGAAAATTGCCATACCAAGATTCGGGATCTAATCCTTCAATAAGTTCGGTTTCATCGATTCCGGTAATTACTTCGGTTACGATATTGTTATTTAGAAAAGCATAGTGAGCCATTAGAAATTCACTACTCCCGTTCCTGCGGTAAATTTTGTGTATTTATAAGCTCCGCTAGTTATTGTTGTAGCCGTAAGCCCTGCTCCGACGGTTAAAGTTTTAGAATTTGAATAACGCAAAATTACAACACCTGAGCCGCCTTGTTGCCCGGTTCCGGGTTGTCCTGAACCACCCGCGCCGCCGCCTGTGTTAATTGTTCCCGGAACGCCGTTATATGGAGAGGTTCCATTACTACCGGATCCGCCGCCGCCAAGTCCACCCGCACCGGAGCTTCCTGCTCCTGCCGGGCCATAAATAGAGCCGCCGCCGCCACCGGCAACGTAATAAAAACCACCTGATAATTGTCCTACTTGAGCAGTTGTTGTTAAATCGTTTTGAGTTCCGTCTCCACCTTTTCCGGGTTGTGAATTGCTTGAGTTAGTTGTTCCGGATTGAGTAGCGCCGCCACCGCCGCCACCTGCGTATGGTGAACCGACGTATGAAGGATTATTTCCTGCACCGTCATAACCTTGGGGTGAGGTTCCGGCTCCATAAGCTCCGGTTCCCGATGAGTAGGTTCCACCGCCGCCGGAGCCGCCTGTAAGAGCCGCAACCGGAGAAGATACGTTTTCCTCCGAACCACCCGCGCCGCCGCCACCGCCGCCAAGTGCCGTAACGCTAGCAAAAACCGAATTTACGCCTTTAGTTCTTCCTGCATTTGTTCCATAAGGATTAGTCGCACCTGTGCCACCTGCTCCGATAGTTATCGTGTAAGTAGTGGACGGCGTAAGTTGTAACGGAGTTCCACCGATACTCGTTAAGAATCCACCCGCTCCGGATCCACCGGCCGCGCCGCCGCCACCGCCGCCAACCACTACATAATCTACCGAAATAGATCGCGTGTAATTTTGGCTAGCCATAATCCCTAGATTTATAGACATTACGCAAGATCTCCCAAAATTGTAAATACGTTTGTATTTGTGCAGATAATTGAACAAGCGGAATAACGAGCTCGAAGAACCGGAGCCGAAGAACTAGCACCGGTAGAGGTAATAGTTACGCCACCGCCGGAAATAGTAGTTAAACCCACTCCGATAGATTGGACGTTAATTATATTTCCAACCGAAAAAACTCCCGCCGGAATTGTAACCGTTACGGCTGAAGCGTTGGAAGTAGTTACTAATTTTGATACGTCGGAAGCTTGTAAAGTGTAAGTAGTTCCGGTTTGAGCATTAAACGAGATAGTTGTATCGTCCTGCTCTACCCAAGTAAAATCTAAATCCGTGTTAGAAGCTTTGCTTAAAACTTGTCCGGTAGTTCCACCTTTTAAATCGGCGAATGACGTATCAACGCCCTGACCGAATACCGCGAAATCCGCCGGTAGATCTGTAACTAGATCGGTGGACGTCGGCATGACCCACCCGAAGTTAGTAGTTGGATTAGCCATTTTTTCCCCTTACGCGACTATTGTCGCATTTTCCCAAGTTAGAGTCGGATTTACCGTGTTCCAACGCTCCGTTACCGGAACGCTATTC